TGTGGTTTCAACCTGCCTGATATCGGTAATCCGCGTTTCCGAGAACCAGAACTCAAACTGTACCGTCGGATCATAAACCGCAAGATGCGGCGTGGCAGTTATCTGAAAATAGCCCGGCGTCAGCTCAATCCGCGACGGTGCTACCGGTGCGGCAATCCTGAACGATACCGACGCCGGATCGCCCTGCTGTCCCCACGCATTTACCGCCCGGACTGTCAGCGTGTACCGTCCCAGCGCCAGTTGCGTGAAGCGGTATGTGGTTTCCGCCGTCCGGGCCGTGCTGACCAGCCGCTCACTGCCGTCATCCGCTGCCACGGTCAGGCGAAGCATAAAGCTCACGCCCTTCACCACCTTCGGCGTGTCCCAGCGCGCCAGCACCTGGTATTCCCCGCTGTCTGCGGTGACTTCTGCGGTCAGGTGCTGCACCGCTGGCGGCGTGACACCATTCACCGTGCCGCTCTGGTCGCCGTCAAAGTGCGCCCCGTTATCCACGATGGCCTCTTTTTCCGGCACATGCTGCACGGCAGTGATGGCATACGTGCCGTCGTCGTTCTCACGGATACTCACACAGCGGAACAGGCGCTGGCGCAACGTCGGCAACTTCAGCCCCCACACGCTGTATTCAGCAACGCCGTCAGGAACACGGCTCACTTTCACCTTCACGCCGTCGGTGACGGACTGGACCTCCACGCTGACCGGATTACCCTCACCGTCAACCAGGCTTATCAGCGTGGTGCCGGAGGATGGCAGCGTGATTTCACGGTCGAGCGTCAGCGTCCGGGTCTGGCTGTTCACCGCCAGCACGCGACCACCGATGCTGATACCGGCATAGTCATCATCGCAGATTTCAATAACATCGCCCGGCACATGGCGAAGCCCTTCTGCGCCCACGCTGAAATCCACGGTCTGCGTTTCCAGCAGTTCCGTTTTAATCAGCCACAGCCCGGCTCGGTGTGCCTGCCCCCGACTGGTACAACCAAAGGCATCCATCTTCGTGACATTACGACCGTAACGGGCAATGGCCTGCGTATCTTCAACAAGCTCTGTCGCCGTCTCCCAGCCGTTGTTCGGGTCAATCCAGTTCACCTCAACGGCATTATGGCGGTCCTTCAGGGCGCTGAAGCTGTAGCGGAACGGCGCGCCATCATCCGGCATCACCACATTACTGCGGTTATAGGTCCACACCTTATCCGACTGTCGGTCCTGCACGAACGTCAGCGTCTGCCCGTTCCATACCGGCATACAGCGCATCGCCGAGCAGAAATCACTGAGCACATCCCACGCCTTGCGCTGTGTGGTCAGGTAAGCGTTACAGGTGATGCGCGGCTCCGTGCCACCAAAGCCATCCGGCACCGACTGGTCGCAATTCTGGCCGATGACATACAGCGCCCATTTGTCCACATCCGCCGCACCGAGACGCTTCCCCATGCCGTAGCGCGGATGGGTCAGCATATCCCACAGACACCAGGCCATGTTGTTGCTGTATGCCGGTTTAAACGTCCCGTCCCAGATACCGCTGTATTGCCGCGTCTGCGGGTTATAGTTCGACGGCACCTGCAGAATGCGCCCGCGAAGATGATAATTACGGCTCACCTGCTGGCTGCCGAACTGCTCCGAATCCACCTGCACGCCGACCAGTGCCGTGTTCGGGTAGCACTGTTTCACATCGATGATTTCGGTGTATGACGACCAGAGCGTTTTGTTCTGCAGCTGGTCTGTGGTGCTGTCCGGCGTCATCCTGCGCATCCGGATATTAAACGGGCGCGGCGGCAGGTTATCCACCACCACCGAGGCCAGATACTGCGAGGTGGTTTTGCCCTTAATGGTGATGTCTTTTTCCGTCACCCAGCCACCATTACGCTGTATCTGAACCAGCAGGCGGACTTCCGACGGATTCCGGTCACCCTTTGAAGTGGTTTCCACCAGAGCCTGCACACCGAAGGTAAAGCGCAGACGGTCGATGTTTGCCGACGTGATGGTCCGGGTGATTGGCGTGTCATATTTCACTTCCGTACCCAGCACCGTCTCGGAGCCGGAGGATTCAAACCCCTCCGGCGGTGTCTGCTCCTGCTCACCGGCCCGGAACACCACCGTGACACCGGCGATGTTGGTATTCCCTTCACTGTCCAGCACCGACGTACTGTTCAGCAGCACGCTTTTTAATCCATCCACCGGACCTTCAACCGGCCCTTCGCTGATGGCATCGATCACACTCAGCAACTGCGTGGACTTCAGGTTGTCCTTCGCTTCGCGCGGGGTATGCCCCTTACTGCTTCCTTTACCCATTCCTCACGCTCCATAAATGACAAAACCGCCCGCAGGCGGTTTCACATAAAACATTTTGCATCAGCGACCAATCACCACAACCTGACCACCGTCCCCTTCGTCTGCCGTGCTGATCTCCTGAGAAACCACGCGAGACCCCACGCGCATTTCCCCGTACAGAACAGGCAGAACATTGCCCTGGGCAACCATGTTATCCAGTGAGGAGAAATAGGTGTTCTGCTTACCGTTATCCGTTGTCTGTGTACGGGGAGTTCTGGCTTTCGGTGCCAGCATCTGCGCCACACCACCGAGCACCATACTGGCACCGAGAGAAAACAGGATGCCGGTCATACCACCGGCCCCAATGGCTGCCCCCCATGCTGCAAGGGTGGCTCCGGCGGTAAAGAATGATCCGGCAATGGCGGCAGCCCCCAGGACAATCTGGAATACGCCACCTGACTTGGCCCCGGCGACTCTGGGAACAATATGAATCACAGCGCCATCAGGCAGAGTCTCATGTAACTGCGCCGTTAACCCGGACGTGCTGACGTCCCGCCCGGCAATCCGTACCTGATACCAGCCGTCGCTCAGTTTCTGACGAAACGCCGGGAGCTGTGTGGCCAGTGCCCGGATGGCTTCAGCCCCCGTTTTCACACGAAGGTCGATGCGGCGACCAAATCGTTGTAAATCCCCGTAAAGGCAGATGCGCGCCATGCCCGGTGACGCCAGAGGGAGTGTGTGCGTCGCTGCCATTTGTCGGTGTACCTCTCTCGTTTGCTCAGTTGTTCAGGAATATGGTGCAGCAGCTCGCCGTCGCCGCAGTAAATTGCGGCGTGATTCGGCACTGATGAACCAAAACAGCACAGCAGCACATCGCCCGGCTGTGCCGCTGACAACGGCACCTGATACAGCCCCGTCGCCTCCAGATTATCCAGATAGAGATTCTGGCCGTTACGCCACCAGTCATCCTCACGATAAAAGTCCGGCATCTCAATCCCCGCCAGATGATAAGCATCCCGGAACAGTGTGTAACAGTCCGTCACACCGTGCTCAAAGCGCCGCCCGGTGAGATGCGGCACACAGCGGAACTTATGAATCGTCCCCCGGCAGACCAGCCACCACGGCAAATCACTCTGCACCTGCAGCCGCCGGTCGGCCTCACTCAGCCAGGGCAGACCACCGGGGTGGCTGTGGACCAGCGCCACAATCTCACCCTGCATTTCTGCCTGCAGCCAGTCCTCCGGAGCCATCCGGAAATAATCCTCCGGCTCACCGGAAATATTCACGCAGGGAAAATATCTTTCCCCCTCCGGCGCTCTCACCACGAAGCCGCACGACTCCGCTGGCGCACATCGCCGGGCGTGCGCCAGAATCGCTGATTCTGTCTCTGTCATGGGATTTACTGCGAAAGTTTGTTAATGGAAAGGAAGCCGCCAAAGTTGCCGACGTTATTGCGAAACTTACAGCCGCTCAGGCATTTGCTGCATTTATCCTTCGTGATATCGGACGTCGGCTGGTCATATTCATCCGCGACCGCCGGACCGCTATAACCGCACTCATCGCCGCGATAGGTCCAGGTGCAGGTGTTGGCCAGCATGATACGCCCCGGAAAAACAGAGCCATCCGTTTCAGTCGGTGTGGACAGTACAAAGGAGGCACTCACCGCGCTCAGTTCGCTGCACTGCTCAATGCGCCAGCGGCTGATCACCTCCTGCTCCGGATCGGCGTCACTGTTTCCGTTGACGAAGTTCACCGCATCCAGAAAACGGGCGTAAACCTTACGCCGGACCACCGTTCCGCCGACCAGACTCTGCATATCTTCCGCCATCCCGGTGACCATACCGTACAGGTTAGAAACCGTCAGCGTGGGGCGCGTACTGGTGCCTTTGCCATTCAGTTCAAAACCCGTCCCCTGAATGGGATACGGCTGATACTGTCGCCCCTGCCAGGTGACCGGCTCACCTTTTTCGTTCTGCTCATTACAGAAAAAATAACGTTCTCCACCGACCTCTGTCAGGTCGATTTCCCAGAGCACCACGCTGGCCGACTGCTCCGCACGGGTGCATTCATTCAGTGTTTCCTGCCGGATATCCTGCATCAGTTCACCACCTGTTCAAACTCTGCGCTGAACTCAACACGCAACATACTGACCCGCGACGACCATTTTGCGCAGGTCACCTTTATCTGCCGCCACTCATAAGGCGGCGTCCACAGAAAGGATTTCCAGCCCCCGTGCTCTTCCAGAAACGACTCCAGTACCGTGGCCTCCTCACGGGGGACAGAAAGCGTCACGCTGTACGTTTTCAGGTTGGCATTCAGCCCGGCAGGCGCTCGCTGAGAATAGCCATCACCAAAGCGCACCTTTCTTACAGAAGGGACCGAAGCCACATCCATACCGGGTTTCACTTTCCAGCGGAAGGTCTTCATCGTCCACCTCCGGAGAACAGGCCACCATCACGCATCTGTGTCTGAATTTCATCACGGGCACCCTTGCGGGCCATGTCATACACCGCCTTCAGAGCAGCCGGACCTATCTGACCGTTCGTGCCGTCGTTGTTAATCACCACATGGTTATTCTGCTCAAACGTCCCGGACGCCTGCGACCGACTGTCCGCCATGCTGCCCGGTGTACCGACATAACCGCCGGTGGCATAGCCGCGCATCAGCCGGTAAAGATTCCCCACGCCAATCCGGCTGGTTGCCTCCTTCGTGAAGACAAATTCACCACGGTGAACAATCCCCGCTGGCTCATATTTGCCGCCGGTTCCCGTAAATCCTCCGGTTGCAAAATGGAATTTCGCCGCAGCGGCCTGAATGGCTGTACCGCCTGACGCGGATGCGCCGCCACCAACAGCCCCGCCAATGGCGCTGCCGATACTCCCGACAATCCCCACCATTGCCTGCTTAAGCAGAATTTCTGTCATCATGGACAGCACGGAACGGGTGAAGCTGCGCCAGTTCTGCTCACTGCCGGTCAGCATCGCCGCCATATTCTGTGCAATACCATCAAAGGTCTGCGTGGCTGCACTTTTAACCTGCGACATACTGTCCGTGGCGCTCTCTTCCCACTCACTCCAGCCGGACTTCAGGCCTGCCATCCAGCTCCCGCGAAGCTGGTCTTCAGCCGCCCAGGTCTTTTTCTGCTCTGACATGACGTTATTCAGCGCCAGCGGATTATCGCCATACTGTTCCTTCAGGCGCTGTTCCGTGGCTTCCCGTTCTGCCTGCCGGTCAGTCAGCCCCCGGCTTTTCGCATCAATGGCGGCCCGTTTTGCCCGTTGCTGCTGTGCGAATTTATCCGCCTGCTGCGCCAGCGCGTTCAGGCGCTCCTGATACGTAACCTTGTCGCCAAGTGCAGCCAGCTGGCGTTTGTACTCCAGCGTCTCATCTTTATGCGCCAGCAGGGATTTCTCCTGTGCAGACAGCTGGCGACGTTGCGCCGCCTCCTCCAGTACCGCGAACTGACTTTCTGCCTTCCACAAATCCCGGCGCTGCTGGCTGATTTTCTCATTCGCTCCGGCATGCTTCTCCAGCGTCCGGAGTTCTGCCTGAAGCGTCAGCAGGGCCGCATGAGCACTGTCTTCCTGACGATCGCCCGCAGACACCTTCACGCCGGACTGTTTCGGCTTTTTCAGCGTCGCTTCATAATCCTTTTTCGCCGCCGCCATCAGCGTGTTGTAATCTGCCTGCAGGATTTTCCCGTCCTTCAGTGCCTTGTTCAGTTCTTCCTGACGGGCGGTATATTTCTCCAGCGGCGTCTGCAGCCGTTCGTAAGCCTTCTGCGCCTCTTCGGTATATTTCAGCCGTGACGCTTCGGTATCGCTCTGCTGCTGCGCATTTTTGTCCTGTTGACGCTGTTGATCTACCCTCTTTTGGGCTGCATCCCGCTCCAGGCGTTTTTTTTCACGATCATCCCAGTAACGCGCCCGTGCTTCATCGTTAACGAAATAATCATCCTTGCGCAGATTCCAGATGTCGTCTGCTTTCTTAAACGCAGCCTCTGCCTTAATCAGCATCTCCTGCGCGGTATCAGGACGACCAATATCCAGCACCGCATCCCACATGGATTTGAATGCCCGTGCTGTCCTGTCTGCCCAGGTCTCCAGCGTGCCCATGTTCTCTTTCAGGCGGCGGGTCTGGTCATCAAACCCTTTCGTTGCGGCCTCGTTCGCCGCCTGCAATGCCCCGGCTTCATCTCCGGAACGCTGCAACTGAGCAACATACGCAATCTGCTCCGCCGTCACGTTATGGAACTGACGTGCCATCGCTGTCAGCCCCGACGTCGGGTCTGTGGTCAGCTTCCCGAAGGCTTCAGCGACCTTGTCCACCTCCACGCCGGATGCAGAGGAGAAACGCGCCACACTCTGGCTGATGGACGCAATCTGAGCCTCACCGCTTACCCCCGCCTTAACCAGTGCGCTGAGTGACTCGCTGGTCTGGTTAAACGTCAGCCCTGCCGCCTGCCCGGCTCTGGACAGGACCAGCATACGATCTGCCGTCAGTCCCGCCTGATTGCCGGAAAGGACCAGCGTTTTGTTGAAATCGGACAGGGTTGAGTTGCCCTGATACCAGGCATACGCCAGCGCACCGGTCGCCACCGCCAGCGAGGTGGCCCCCACCATCGGCAGGGTGATCGCGCCGGCAAGCCCCCTGAACATGGGGATCATCCCGCCGAAGGAGTCCTTAACCTGACCACCCTGTTGCAGCAGGATCAGCCAGGGATTCTGCCCCCCTGCAAGCTGCGTGGCCACGTCGGTGAACTGTGCAGGCAGCATACGCATGGCGGCTTTATACTGCCCGACGGAAATCCCCGCTTTCTGTGCAGCCAGCGCCTGTCGGCTCAGCGACTGTTCAACGACTGCCGCTGTTTTTTTCGCATCACTTTCCGTACCGGAAAAATGACGCCTGACTCTGGCCATCTGCTCGTCAAATCTGGCCGCATCCAGACTTAAATCAACGACCAGATCGCCTACCGGTTCAGCCATACCGGACTCCTCCTGCGATCCCTTCTGATACTGTCATCAGCATTACGTCATCCTCCGCCATGTCCGCCACATCCGGGGAAGCGGGGATAACTTCATTCACATCCGGGCCAAAGCGGACGCCTCCGGCAAGCCCTGCCGCTTTCTGCATCAGCACATCATCTTCAGGCTCTTCGTCAGCCTCGCGCCGGTTCAGCAGACTGAAATCCAGCGGATGCATATCCGGATCGCTGAAAAACAGGCTGAGTACGGTGTACGTCAGCCCGGAAAAGTGCATATCCAGCAGAACATCATGAAAATAATGGGTACTGTAAAAGCGGTGCCAGTCGGCATACTCCGTGGATGACATCCCGGCAAGCATGGCACGCCAGTCAGGTCGCCCCATCTCGCGCGCCAGTTTCAGGGCAAAACTCAGCTCACCGTCGAACACTTTCCCGCAAAAACAGGCTCTGCAGGCCCGGCGTCCTCTGCCTGTTCAGGGGCATCATTCACAACAAACTCATACATACCAGACAGCCGGTACACCACGTTTTCAGCATGAGAAATTGCCTCCGTGGGCCAGGTGGTAAGCACTTCCTGCTCAATCTGTTTAACGGCTTCATTCATGGAAGGCAGCTTTGTCTTCTGCGGATGGTTATGCCACAGGGACATCGCCACCACAAAAGCGCCGGTTCTGATGGCGTCTTCCACAGTAAACTTCCGGTTGCTGTCTGACTCCGCCTGTTCTGCCTGTCGTTTCATCAGGGCAAGATGCTCAATACGCTGCAGGGCTGACAGTTCAGAAAGCGTGACGGTCACACCGTTATGTTCAAATGATTCGGTTTTCAGGAACATCTCTGACTCCCCGGATTAACTGGCGGTGACGGTGATTTCTGCAACCGCAGCAAGTTCACCATTACCGGATACGACCGGAATGTTGACCTTGCCTGCAGCAACACCTTTCACGGTGATGGTCATACCACTGACCGACACGGTGGCTTTTGTTTTATCCGCAGACACCGCACGGAAGCTCTTGTCGGTTGCGCCTTCCGGCTGGAATGCCACGGTCAGCGTGGTGCTCTGCCCTTTCACCACCGAGGTGCTGGCAGGCGTCACAGTCATGCCGGTTGCCGCTGTTACCGTGCTGCGATCTTCTGCCATCGACGGACGTCCCACATTGGTGACCTTCACCGTGCGGGTAATCACTTCCTTCGCCGTCACCGCCTTACCGATACTGCTGACCCAGCCACGGAACACATCGACCGTGCCGTTCGGGAAGCGGATTTTATAGGCACGGGTATCACCTTCATTAAACCACGCCAGCAGCGCCTGCTGCCCCTGCTCTCCGGGCATCCACGCCAGCGTGAAGCTGGTATCTCCGGCAGATTTCTGCCCCTGCCCGGTCGCAGTCCAGTCTGCATCTTCATCATCGAGATAGCTGTCGTCATAGGACTCAGCGGTCAGTTCGCCGGGCGTCAGGTCTTTAACTTTTGCCAGACGCGACCAGTCAACGTCTGAAAGCGGATTCGCATAAGGGTCACCGCTCCCCTTATAAACCCACAGGGTGGTCCCGGCACCTTTCACCGGCATTGTAGGATTTGGTACAGGCATAGCGTCCTCACATTTCATAGGTAATGACATAAGTCAGATCGGATGAACTCCACAGGCCCGCATCATCGTCGCGCCGGTAGTCATAGCCGCTGGCCACCATACTGGTGATCAAATCTGACAGTGCCGGGATATCGCTCATCACCGGATAAATCCGGGACTCCATCCACGCATCCAGCTCTGAATCCGGCACCTGAGCAGGCAGGAAAACTTCGATATGCAGCTCCGCCTGCCAGGTATCGCTGTCCAGCTCTTCGCCCGTGTATTCAGCGCCGGTGAGATAAACGGCAACTGCCGGAAAATCCGCCTCATCAAAAACAGCGGGGCGACCATCAAAAAACGTCGCCCCGGTGTCATGCTTCTCCAGTGCATCCAGTACGGCTGCACGGAGTTCAGTATGTTTCATCGCTTTATTACCATCCTCAGTTGATGCTGCAGCGCATAGCCCAGCTCTTTCGGAAGACGTTCACGCCGTATCCGTTCAATATTCTGTTTAAACGCCGTGGTCAGCGGCACCGCCATCGGGATTTTCACTACATCAATGGGGTAACGGTTTTTCCCGGCCACACGCTGCATAACATGCCACCGGCCGTTTTTCAGTTGCTGAATAAACGTGCCGGGAATACGACGGTTTCCCACCACAAGCACACTGCCGCCACCTTTCAGGGCTGAACGCTGCCCCTTTTTACGACGCCTGCGTCGGGACAGGACAACCCGCGCGTTACCCAGCTTTATTACGGGCAAATCCCCCCGGTTAACTTTGATTCTGGCCTGCGGATTTTTGACCGTGGCCCTTTTCAGCCTGGCCCTTTCCTTTACCAGTTTCCGGCGTACCTTTGTCTCACGGGCAACCTGTGACGCCGACTGCGATATCGCGGATGAAGCAACGCGGTTAATGGCCATTGCGGCGGCACCGGGCACCGCCGTTCTGCTGATACGGCTGAGGTTTTCAACGGCCTGCTCAAGACCTTTTATGGCCATACATCCCCCTTTCAGCGGCGACGGTTAACGGCAGGCGGTACGCCCCGCCCAAGCCAGAGATGACAGCTTCCGCCATCATCCGGCGAAATCCGGTCTATCCAGAAGTTTTCCTCACCGATGGTCAGCGTGTCGCCGCGCCGCAGCTGCCGCACATCATCAGTCCGGACAAACAGGGACGGGCTGGAGCCTTCAACGCGCACGCCCTGTCCGGCATAGCTGATATTTTCAGGGTCATCAAAAACACCACGTATCACAGCACCGGACTGCTCACCGGATGTCATGGTGGCTGACGTTCCCATGTGTCCGCGTATCGTTTCATCGGCGCAGGCAATGGCAGCATCGAACAGGTTATCGAAATCAGCCACAGCGCCTCCCGTTATTGCATTCTGGCCAGGCCGCGCTCTGTCATTTCAGCTGCCACACCGGCAGAGACACGGAACGCCGTTCCCGGCAGCACAAATGCCACAGGTTCATCCCGCGTGGCGTGAAGTGCATCGGTATGCAGCGTCACCAGTGCCACAACCGTGACCAGAGCAGCCGTATCAGTCACGGTATCCGTCTGTGCTGATACCACCTCATTTTCATGTCCGGTCAGCGCATTTTCCGGGCTGACAGACGTGTCCTGACCGGCTGCGTTATCCGTGTCATCAAGCTCCTCTTCCAGCTCTGCCACACGGAGCGCCAGTTCTTCTTTCGTTCCCGTCAAACTGACATCGCGGTTCAGTTGCTCACCCAGCTCCTGAAGACGGGCAATCAGTTCATCTTTCGTCATGGACTCCTCCACAGAGAGAAAATGGCCCCGAAGGGCCATGATTACGCCAGTTGAACGGACACGAACTCATCAGGATCAGCCAGCAGCATCAGCGGTGCTGACTGAATCATGGTGAACTCACGCGCCGGATCGCCGGTGGTCACCCAGTTTTTCGGGTAACGGGCAGAGGCGTTAATGCCTTCGCGCTGTGCGTCCGCATCCTGAATGCAGCCATAGGTGCGCAGACCGCGTGCCTGAGTGTTCCCCAGCACCATCGTGTTGTCCGGCAGGAAGTTCTTTTTGACGCCGTTTTCCACGTACTGTCCGGAATACACGACGATGGCCACATCGCCATACATCCCCTTATAGGACACCGCTTTGCCCAGGTCTTTCACCGCTGTCTCCAGCTCGGAATTAGAGCCACGACGGGTATCCAGCTTCTCCTTGACGGCTTTGAAGGAACGGAACAGCGCCCAGCCTTTCGGATCGAACACGATGATATTCACCACACCGCTGGCGTTCAGCGCGTAGGCTTCGATATCGTCGGTCGGGTCATACGTGGACTTGTCACGCTTGCTCCACTCCGTGCCGCCGGACTGCGTGATGTTATTCTCCTCACTGCGGCCCATATCCACCTCAACCGGATCGAAGGCTTCACCGGTCATGGTGTATTTGCCCTTAAGCACGGCAGAAACGGCCTGCATCTCTTCGACCTGAGCAATGGCCAGCTCTTCGTCACGCATGTTCTGCATGATGATGCGACGGCGGCGGTAAGCCGGGTCCGCCAGATTCTGCGGATCTTCATCCGGCAGGCGACGCAGGGTCATCTGCGGATTCACTTCATGCTTCGGCTACATGAGTCAATCCCGAAAGAACTATTTGATTTCACTTAGCTTTGTGGTTTATATATCTACGCAACTCCTATCACTGCAATACTTTCTGCAATACAGATATGTGTAGTGAGGACTTGTCTAAAAACCATATTCACGAAGAAAAAGGATGACACGATGCAACCAGAAGATTATGAAGAAAAGCAATATGAGGATGAGCCAGAATCCTATCCAATTGATGAGTTTCAACTTACTACTACGCCCAATGATTTTAATATAATCACAATTATAAGTTTTATTAAATCAAAAGTTTTTAAAATCCCTAACTTTCAAAGGCATTATGTTTGGGATATCAAACGAGCATCAAAACTCATTGAATCTCTTTTAATAGGTCTTCCTATACCTCAAATATTTTTATATGAACAAGATAAAAATGAATTTTTAGTGATAGATGGTCAGCAGAGATTAATGACCCTTTATTACTTTGTAAATGGTGTATTCCCTAGAAAAGAGAAACGTTCTGAACTGAGAAAAATCTTTGAAGATAATGGAAACATTCCAGAAAACATTCTTCACAATGATGAATACTTCACAAAGTTCAACCTAAAACTTGATGGTCTATCAGACACCCAAAAAAACAAGTTTAATGGGAAAAACTATGAAACATTAAACGAATTTCAAACCACTTTAAATCTGGCAACCATACGAAATATGGTAATCAAACCGGTTGCACAAGATTCGGAAGATGGTGCAATGTTTGAAATATTTAACCGCCTAAATAGTGGGGGAATGAACCTTTCTCCTCAAGAAATTCGTATGAGTTTATATCACTCAGACTTTCTTTCAAATCTTGTTTCATTGAATGAAAACAAGACATGGAGAAAAATTCTTTCAAAAAATGTTGTTGACATGCGATTGAGTGATATTGAAGCGATATTGCGCACATTTGCTATGTCCCTTTTTACATCTCAATACAAAAGCTCAGTTAGCGGTTTTTTGAACAATTTCTCAAATTATGCAAAAAACTACGACACTAAAGACATAATTTTATTTAGTAATATATGGAATGAATTTATGGATAGTGTTGATGGAATTGATGAAATCAATTTCAGAACTGGTGGGAATCGTATGAGTATAACTTTATTTGAGTCAATTTTTTATGCTGCAACTTATGACTCATTTAAAGATAAAGATCTAAAAATAAGACAAGTGACGGTGAATTACATCGATAAGCTTAAAAATGATCCTGAATTTCTGACATTTAGTACTGATAAAACAACAAGAAGAGAGCATGTAATTGGACGTCTAGAACGTGCAAGAACAATTTTGGAGGGAATGTAAAATAATGGAGGATATGGGATATACTTCTATTGAAAGTATGTTTAATAACTATAAGTGTTATTATGATTTTCTTCTAACTCATAATGAGATTAGTTTTGCTAATGATTACAAATCACAATTTTCAAAAGTAATGCTATTAGCATGTGCTAGCTATTTTGAAACTTTAGTTGTAACTAAGATACATTGTATGCTTAACCCAAGCCAATGTAATCTTACACACGATTTTATCGATAATAAGGCCCTAACCAGGCAGTATCATACACTCTTTGATTGGAAAAAAAGGAATGCAAACCAGTTTTTTTCCTTTTTTGGCCCAAAATTTAAAGAGTTTATGATTGAGAAGGTAAAATCAAGCACAGAGTTGACCAAGTCTATCTCTGATTTTATGGAAATCGGAGAGCTAAGAAATAAATTAGCACATAATAATTATGCTACTTTTGTATTAGAAAGCACAGCTGAAGAGATTTATAATAAATTTTTAAATGCACATTCATTTGTCTCTCAACTAGATACGTTCAGTACACAGTTTAGAGAGCAAATTGGTGAACAGTAATAGTTTATCTCCAGCAAAAAAATAACTTGCAAATAATAAAAGCGGTCGCGTGACCGCTTTTTTCTATTTATCATTGCTATTTTCCTTTATTATTTCAGCAATTGACATAACTAAGGCGTCTGCTTTATTTCTAGTCCTATCAAACATATCTCTAATTACATCAATATAATAATGTTCCTCAAAAATATTTACGTCTGACAAAAGTATTGCACAACTCTTGCCCAAAATGTCAGCCAGTTGATCTTTGTTGACTTCCATTGTTCATTCCACGGACAAAAACAGAGAAAGGAAACGACAGAGGCCAAAATGCCCGTTTTCAGCGCCTGTCATTTCCTTTCTTTTCAGGGGGTATTTTAAATAAAAACATAAAGTTACGGCGAAGAAGAACGGAAATGCCTTAAACCGGAAAATTTCCATAAATAGAGAAAAACTGCGCGCCTGACGCCCCGTAGCCTGTCAGATCGCCGGAAAGGACCCGCCAGCCAGAGCGGGCCCTAATTTCATCAACCAATCAGCTTATAGCGACCATCCCGTGCATTGCGGCGTACACGCTCAATCTTGAGGCATAGCGCCGCATCTGGCTTTTTTGGGACAGGTACGCGGCAATATTCAGAAGCGCGAGGAATATTATTTATCCAGTCGATCACTTCACTTAAATACCAGGCCTTACGCCCTTCCGTAACCTGCACACGCTCCGGGAACTCTCCACTAGCCTCAAGGTTTAGCAGTGTACGCCGACTCAGGGTTGTAATTTCCATCACCTGATTCATATCAACAAGGCGCTCGCTTAAACACATTTTGTCAGCGATAGCTTTTAATTCCTCTACAGCTGGATTCGGGTACATCATTTCGGCAATTGGCTTAAGGTCATTGTAATCATTCTGCATTGTATCCCCCTTTACACACGAGCCAGCGGCTGAACAGAAATACCTGAGCCAACAAACGCGGCAACCTTTGCCGACAGTTCTCTTACAGACTCAGGCCAGTTCAGAGCATCAACATTTAAAACACCTGTCTTATAAACCTGTGCCTGTGTTTTTTTCGCTGTGTCGATTTGTACAGCGGAAACATAAACCGCTTTGCCTGCGCTCGTTCCATCCCATACCACTAGCGCACCAGTTGCATCTTCCTGCATCAGTGGCGTAAACGCAGGTATTACCCCTTTATTGGCTGAAAATATCCCCAGCGTAGTAACCAGTGCTTCAGTGCCAGACATGAGTTCAGTGTAATGAGTAGCCATTGCTCCCCCTTAGCCAATGCGAACGGTAACAAAACGATTGATGCGGGCCGGTATTGGCTGTGGTGCTGAATGTGTCTGCACATATTCAATAGCCGGATCACCAGGCACAATATAGTTTTTCGGTGCAAGTTCGGCTTTAGTCAGCCCCATTCGGATTAGCTCCGGATCCTGAATACCGCCATAGGCGACAATCCCCTGAAGAGCCGTATTGCCAAGCACCATCAAATCAGGATCAAGGAAATGTTTTTCAGTTCCGTCCTCGTCGGTATAACGCCCGCTGTATACAACAATCGCAACATCGCCCATATACCCTTTAAAACTCACCGAATCACCAAGGTCTTTAAGGGCCGTTTCCAGTTCGGAATTAGAACCACGACGGGTATCCAGAGCCTCTTTTATCGCTCTGAATGAACGGTATTTCTTCCATACATTACCGCCCATAATGATGATATTAGTGACGCCCTCACTAAATTCTGCGTAGCTCTCAATATCATCATTTGGATCAAAAGTTTCTTTATCCTTACCTGACCACTCAGCACCGCCAGACTGAGTGATGATATTTTGTGGTTTAATATTCCAGTCCAGCTCATAACGTTCAATACCATCGCCCTCAATGATATTTTTCCCCGTTGTGATTGCCTGAACGGCAAGCCATTCAATACGTGCACGAATAGCTTTAGCCTGATTTACAATCGCCTGTTTAACTTTAATATTACGCGCTCCAAAAGCATTGTATTGCTCAGGTGATACACCAGCAGGGCGCACAGCTAACTTATTTGGATCAATGCTGCTTTTCGGCTTCATATAGCCTGGACGAATTGTTTTTGATTCGTACCCTTCGTCACGTGAAACTTTACTACCCACCATAGGAGAACAAAACGCTGCAATTGGGATATTTGGATCGTCGATTGTATCAAGAATAATATCGCGCGATTCAAACATTACCGAGCGAGTAAAAAACAAACTGGTAAACAACGCATTTAGTTGTTTTTGTACATCTACAGCATTAACCACCTGTACAAGCTGGGTAGGCGAATATAAATCAACCATACGCATCCTCTTTGCATTCATTAAAAATAATTGTGGATATATGCTATCACCGATATTTGTCATGCGAATACATGCAACCGAGTGCAATGTTGTATAAAGTTTTGGGATGACAACTTCAGCACGGATAATTAGTGTTAATATCTTCACTCCCTTTGGTCTGGATTTATGTAGCATGCCGGAAAATTTATTTTTTTCCGGCCTTTTTTATTGGCAATATTTAAAACGGAATATCATCTCCCCATTGCTCATTATCTCCCACTGGTGGATGGCTTCCTTGCTGATCTGCCTGTTGTTTTGCTCTGTTCAGTGCGTCAGTAGCCTGCCCCTGTTGGCCTTTTTTGCCGCCCGGTCGCACCGATCGCGCACTGATTACGCTGTCTGCGATAACCTGCCAGCCCTGCCGCGTTTCACCGTTCTGTCCAGTCCACTGGCTCACCTGCATATTACCCGCCACGCTCAGGAGTTCGCCTTTGTGATGCTTTGCCAGCGTGTCGGCTTGTCTGCCAAACGCCAGCACAGATAACCACATCGTCGCCGTTCCGTCATCTGCCTGGCTGCATGGCAAAGATACCGCCATCCATGCCAGTGTCATGGGTGTTCCCTTGCTGGTATGTTTTACCTGTGGGTCGTCCACCAGCCGCCCGTAAGCTGCTATTTGCGCCGTCATGCTGCCTGCTCTCAGGACTTAATATTGATGGTTGTCACTTCCTCCGCTTCGGCAATCTCCCGTTCGGTCAGCGTGGCAAAGTTTGCAGCCGCCGTTGTCATGAATGCGCTTATCAGTTCGGGATGTGCTTTCGCGTATCCTTCCCCGGCGTTGCGGTCTATTGCCTTAATCGCCACCCTTAGCCAGTGTTCAGCCATATCAAGGGCGCGGTAATGTGGCTTTATATGTTTGTTCAGTTTTCCTGATGTGTGCATTTTTATTTTTACCCCCTCGTTTAAAAAGTTTTTTGTGCACCACCACCTTGTCTACCTTGTCTACCTGATTAGTTATCAGGCCAGTAATGGCGCGGGTTTCAGGGAGGTAGACAGCCCCAAATAGCTGTCTACCTCATCTCTACCCGTCTCCTTACCTGTCTACAAAAATGGGTAGATAAGGTAGATAACAGGTAGACAGTGAAAAATAGTTATCTACCTGCATTAATGCATTGAAATAAAAGTATTTTATTTCAGTCAGGTAGACAAGGTAGATAACCATTGCCATTTTTTATAAAAACGCATCGCAATCATCAGTAGTCGTTGCGTTGGTCTGCGTGACTCCCTTAACTTTTCGCGTAATATATTCATATCCGTAAACTTTCGCCGCTGACCTCATAGCCTTTCCGAACTCATTCACGCTCAAACATTTCCCCTTTCCTGTATATGCCATGAAGGCCATATAGACACGGTAAAGGCTGTTTCTGGTCGTGTACTTCACGGTGTCACCACCACCGCCCATCATTAGCCCACGAGCTTCCTCCAGAAACTCCAGCGCCGCGCAAAGCTCAACAACCGGATCCGTTTGCTGCTTTATTGCCAGAGCTTCATCACCGTCACGCTGTTCCAGTAATAAAGCCCGTGCCTTTTCAGGGTCAGCAAAATTAGCCAGCAAGCGGCGGATAATTACGGGGATTTCTGCCGCTATCTTTTCCGGTAATTCCTTGTCTTTTTCGTCCTCCCTTACAATGTTGTCGAACCGGAAAATCACCCGACGGCGTGACACACCTCCGGCCCGTTCGGTAAAGATCATCGGGTCGTTATTGGTTGCCAGTACCACCGCCCTTATTATCGTCGTGAATCGCTTCTCATATTTCGGGTTAATTTCAACGGGATCGCCTCCCGTGATTTTCTTGATGCCCGTGCCTTCCCCCGTATATTTCGGCTGATCGGCAAGGACGATAAGACGACTCCCGACAACCTGCGCACGCCCTCCTGCATCATCGAGTGATGTCATCTCTGCGCTTACGGTGTTCTGTTTGCCAGCAAGCAGGGTGGCAATATGGGTAAATGTACTCTTACCGCTTCCCCCGTCTCCGGTGGCCTCAATGAACATCTGCCAGTCGTACCGGTTCGCCATAATCATGTACAGCGCGGCACATATACGCATCATCTTGCGCGGGTCTTTTCCGGCTGCGTGCTCAAGCCATTTATGAAAGTTTGGCGCGTTATCGCGGATGTTCTCCCCTGGTGCTGGTGGCGTGTACTCAATGCCGTTGTGCGTGGTGATCCAGTTCTCCGGCGTGTGCGGGGAAAATTCCCCCGTTTTCAGGTCAAGCGCACCATTGGCGAACGGCAGCAAATCGCCGGACGGCTCGCCCATTGGTTCGGCAATAACTTTTAACGCTTCAACGGCGTTATTGATCACGCGTTTGCTGAAAGTGGCCCTGTGCTCTGAATAGATCGCCACCATTTCGCGGCTCAGCTCCATTGTGCTGATCGGACACCATACCCCGCCGCGCCATACGTGAACGATTTCACTTTCCGGATGCACACAAACGCCATCAAAGCGCTCGGCAAGCAGCTGCGCGCGCTCACTGTCTGCCATCTGTGAAAGTTGCGCCTTTTGCTTCGTCGGAAGATTAAGCACCAGGCTTTCCCCACGCTCGCATTCCTCTTTGAGTCGCGGCAACTGGTCGGATAAATCCACTGGGCTGGTGTCAGTAATCCCCGCGTATTCGTGTACGGTCTTCACTCCAGCCACAGCCAGTAACGTAACAATCTGCGTCATGCTGTGCTCTGTGATATGTCCTGCGCGGTAAACACGCACACACTGACGATCTTCATCAATGATCCGGTAATCGGTGATGTTTTTCAGTTGCTCATCAGCCAACACGACAGGCGGCACATCGTCGGCGGCAATATTTTTCCCCGCCCATTCCTGCCACTCTTTCGCATGGCTCCACGCATCACTACCTGCAAAGATGATTATCTCTGTCAGTCTGTCGCGTGGCTGTTTTTTTAAGTTCGGTGCCAGTTTCATTTTTTGCCCCTGAATGCGTTAATCATGCTTTTCATTTTCTGGATGTTTCCCCGCGCTTTTTCCCTGCTGATGGGCTTACTACGGGGTGCGGCATATACCAGGGAAAAATCACGCCGGAACTGATAAACAGGCATCACGCAGTCATAGCTATACCCCTCACGACGGTAAGTGATGCGCCGTTCTGCCACGCCTTTAATCGTTACCGTGCCGCCGTATTTATCGCGGTAAATATCGCCGTTCATAAATTCAGGCCGAGCGGGGCCGCTGGCAATAAAGCCAGAATTTTTCATTTCCATATTATTTATTCCTCGACTTAACTCGACTTATTTGATAGCAGGGCACTATTTATTGCGTCATTGAGTTTTTCTGCTGCTTCATCAATAAGTGACAACAGGCCATAAGCAATATTTGCATCTTCATTGTCATTTATGCAATCAAGCCACATATTTAATATTGCTTTTGCTGAATTATTTAAAGTTAATGAACTTTCTGCACATGCTAACAATTTAAAAAAGACTTCCCGTTCTGTATTCATTTAATCCCCCACCAGCTTACTTTCTTCCTCAATCAAAAAACTAGCGACACTTCCCGAAAGACGCGCCAGTAGGCTCGCCAGTGCGGATATATCAGCATCTGTAATTTTGTTCGGGTATACCTCAAGAAGGCGGCAAATAATTTCTGTCTGGTGCGCACGTTCAGCGGCTTCGTGTAATGTGATTTCCTGCATTAATGCACCTCTTTTAATTCATACACTGCTGAAATAATGACTTGTGATAAGCCATATTCTGATGATTCGCTTCTCACCGCAGCAATAGCCGTCTGAACATTAACAGCCTTCACATTCTGAGCGATACCAATTGTGTGGCCTATTGGGTTAACAGCTCGGGCAAATACACGGAAGGTTTTAAGCATGACTCACTCCCTGGCGGATTTTTGCAGCGAATACAGCAACACAACCGGACGGGCAACGGCTACGCGCTTCGCGTTCCGTCCAGGCGGTTACGTGGATGATTTGAGATTCTCCGGCACTCAGTGCCAGAAAACGCCACACAAAGGCCGTTTGTGTGTGTACAAGGTGTGGTATATGATTTACAGCAACCATAACGGCTCCTAGTTTACGTTGTTGGTTAGACGCCCCGTATGTGTTCCCAGCACTGCGGGGCGTTGCTCTTTGTATTTCAACAATCCTTTCGGTGTGTTTCATGTTATGAGCGCATGAAACACACGTCAAGGCTTTTTGTATTTCTTTTTTTGTGTATACTGAAACACACCGATGATTAGGAGTTTCAGAAATGGCAACGGCTAACAAAAACGCAAAATCACAACTGACAACTGTCAGAGTCCCACTAGATGTTATGCAAGGGATGGAATCCGTTAAGCTGGACGGTGAAAGCAATGCCGGATTTATCGTAACCGCCATGCGCGGTGAAATCGCCCGCCGCCAGGCAGAAGGAAGCGGAGAAAATCCCCTCGTGTCTTCACTGGATGCCTTAGCTAAGGTCGAACAAATCGGCATCAAGGCAGCGGAGGAAATCGGGCAACTCGTAGCCGTCGCTCGTGAAGAACTCCAGCGGCGTAAAGCCAAAGAATCTGAATAATTAGTATCAGCGCCGTGATGTGAGTAACTACGGCGCATTGCTATGTAAATACTGGCAATAAACAGAAAAGGTAGTTCTACTCCGAATAATTTTATCTGACACTACTCCTGAACTAACATGCGCTTATCTTACAGGATATAAATATAAATCCATAAAATCACGATTAAATAAAGTCGCTCCAAACATAAACCACACCCAACGCTTAACAAGATAGCAACAAACAGGTAAATAACTTGCAGAAATATTTATCGCAAGGATTATCATTATTAATGACAAATCACTTTACCAAGTCATTCCCCTCTCTTATCATAAAGAGAAAGTAATAAATAAGTTAAGGGAGTTAGAATGCTATGAATCTAAAAAAAATAGCCACAAACACAAAAAACAAGATAACAGAAACATTTAATAAACTTATATTAGAGGCATCTAAAACCCCCACGCAAGATGAAATTAAAATACTTGAGAGAAGGAGTAAGAAGTTTAATTACTCCTTTTTCTCATACGCAGTCACAGGAGCTATAATAGTTTTTTGCTCTCAACCATTAATTAAATACGCAAACCCAATACTTATTTTATTGAGTGGTCTGTTACTGTCTATCATCATTATCATTCTCAGAATGATTTATATTTCACAAGCGAATGCATCATGGACAACCAAAAAACGCTCACATGTACTAGTTCATTTTCTTTCTGCATGTTTCATAGCATCAACATTGACGTTGCTATATCAGGCTTACGATAATAACATCACACACAAATTGTACTGTAAAAATATACAACAACTTATTGAAAAAAGGATAGAAACAGAAAAAAACATCAGCATATTCAGTGGGATGCAATGCACCCCGGTATATGATTACTCTTTATTTGGATTTAATCTCTTATAAAGAATGTTATTACTGATTTGAGTACAAATTCTCAAATCAGTAATTCATAATATTTTATTCTGAGATAATTTAAACTACCCACTCACCTCGAATCCATGCCTGCACTTCTGAAAGACGATATGCAACAGCAGTGGAACCAATCTTGATCCGCTTAGGAAATTTTCCTTCCTTCTCCAGCTTCCAGCGTGTGCTGTTCGCAAGAGTGGTTAGCTCCCGACATTCTTTCTCACGGATCATTCGGTCAATGTTAGGAATGTACTCCAGACCCTTTTTATCAACAATTGCCATTTTTTTCATGTTAACCAACCTTTTGTTTGAGGATTGTCACTTTTGAATCAGCACCTGCGATGCTATTGAGATATGTAGTCCAGAGTTCCAGAGCATCCAGTTTTTTAGCCATAAACTTACTCCGGTTGTAAACACCTGCCACGCCAGGTAGCGCATGGCCTAACAGTTGTTCTACTACATAAAATTCAACACCGAGATCACTTAGATGAGTAGATAGCGTTCTTCTAAGGTCGTGTAGTGACCATTGTTTTTCATGGCCCAAACGTTTACCGATTTTCCCCCCAATCTTGCTTACGCTTTCTCTAATTCGCAGACTTCCCAGCACATAACCAGTATGTTTTGTCTCTTCGTGAACATCCGTTACCCACTGTCGTAGAATTTCAGGTACTGGTCTGACGATTTCAACACCAGTTTTTGAGTGATCTTTTGGTACAGTCCAAACCCAACTTTCGAGATCCCATTCGCTCCATTCTGATAATCGGGCTTCACTCATTCGACATCCAAATACTGTACAAAGCACAAACATTTTTCGCGTGTATTCAGACATTAGTTTTAAATCAGGCTCGACAAAAATTGCCTTCCAGAGCTGGCCGAGTTCGGCTTCATCCAGAACCCGATCCCGCTTACCTGCAATCTGCCCCACATCACTCATGCGCAAATCCTTTAAAGCATCACACGTCGCGTACTGGCGTACCCGACAAAAACGAAGAGCTAATTTAGTGTCAGAAAAAACATACGCCGCCATAACTGGTGCATTACGTTTAATTCGGTCAAAACAGTCCAGCCATTCATATAGGTGAGTGTCATTTACGGGCAAATGACCGATATAGGGAAAGATATGCTTTCGAAATCTGCCAAGCGTTACAGCATGAGTTTTACGACGCACCTTACAGTAATTTTCATACCAGTAATTTAGTGCATCCTCCACTGTAACCGGCTTTAAGCGTTCTTCAGCCTGAATCTTAATCTGGATACGCGGATCACGTTTGTCAGCCAACCAACCACGGCACTCGTCGCGCTTTTCCCTTGCCTGTTTGAGTGACATATCAGGATATTTACCCAACGTTAGCCAGACCGGAGCAGCCCGGCCACCTGCTAACCTGTAGAAGAAAACAAAGCTCACAGCCCCTTTAGTACTCACACGAATAGAAAGCCCCTTTCCATCAGCAATGGTGATCTGCTTTTCTCTGGGTTTCCCCAGATATCCTTTAAGCGCTTTGTCGCTCAGTTTGTTCTCGCCAGCCATTTTTAGCCCCAAAAAGCAATACAAGCTGCAATACAGAGATGATTGCAACACACAGATAACGAGGAAAATTCAGTGAAAGCACCAGATAAACTTATTCTTTATTATCAAAAGATTAAGTGTAAAAACCAGCAACTACACGAAAGCCTCAGAAAGCCATGCTAAGTGCTTCGGCTTGACATATCCCGGCGTAAATTCAGAGGTGGAGCCGCCACGGGAACGGATAACCTCACCGGAAACAATCGGCGAAACGTACAGCGCCATGTTTACCAGTCCCGGAATTTGTGAGAGATAGACTTTCTCCGTAGTGAAGGGATAGCTCTCACGGAAAAAGAGACGCAGAAACAGCGGATCAAACTTAAATTTCTGCTCATTTGCCGCCAGCAGCTGGGCGGTTGTGTACATCGACATAAAAAAATCCCGTAAAAAAAGCCGCACAGGCGGCCTTTAGTGATGAAGGGTAAGGTTAAACGATGCTGATTGCCGTTCCGGCAAACGCGGTCCGTTTTTTCGTCTCGTCGCTGGCAGCCTCCGGCCAGAGCACATCCTCATAACGGAACGTGCCGGACTTGTAGAACATCAGTGTGGTGCTGGTCTGGTCAGCAGCAACCGCCAGAATGCCAACGGCAGCACCGTCGGTGGTGCCATCCCACGCAACCAGCTTACGGGTGGAGGTATCCAGCATCAGCGGGGTCATTGCAGGCGCTTTCGCACTCAATCCGCCGGGCGCAGTTGCGGTATGAGCCGGGTCACTGTTGCCCAGCGGCTGGTAATGGGTAAAGGTTTCTTTGCTCGTCATAAACATCCCTTACACTGGTGTGTTCAGCAAATCGTTAACGGCATCAGATGCCGGGTTACCTGCAGCCAGCGGTGCCGGTGCCCCCTGCATCAGACGATCCAGCGCAGTGTCACTGCGCGCCTGTGCACTCTGTGGTGCAGCTGCCAGAATGCGGCGGGCCGTTTCCACGGTCATACCGGGGGGTTCTGCCAGCACGCGTGCCTGTTCTTCGCGTCCGTGAGCCTCCTCACAGTTGAGGATCCCCATAATGCGGCTGTTTTCTGCCGCAACCGCTGCGGTGATCTGCGCGTTCACGTCCGGCTGCGCCGCGCTGGCGTTCTCGCCCTCCGTCGCTGGCACCACGTCAGTAACGTCAGCCTGCGAAGCAGTGGCTGAAACAGTTGTTGATTGAGTCTCTTTGGTCATTCGCCCTCCTGAGAGACGGGATTTACGTGCATCCAGTGCATCACGCATAACGGTGATCGCATCGGTACTGTTAACAAGTTCATCAGCCAGTCCGGCATCAATGGCCTCCTGACCGCTGTACACTGCAGCCTCGGTATCCAGCACAGCCTGCACAGACAGGCCGGTATATGCCGACACCTTCTGCGCAAACATCTGGCGGGTTGCGTCCATCCGGGACTGCAGTGTCTCCCGGACGTCATCCGGAAGATGGCTGTAGGGGTTGCCATCCACCTTATGGCTGCCGCTGTAAATCAGCGTGATTTCCACACCCTGTTTCTCCAGCGCAGCACCGTAATTACTGTGAGCCATCATGACGCCGATGGAGCCTGTCCGGGCGGTCTGCGTGACCAGACGCCGGGAGGCGGCGCTGGCAAGCAGCTGACCTGCACTGCAGTTCATGTCGTTGGCCAGCGCCCATACCGGTTTTATGTCTCGCACACGGGCGATGATGTCAGCACAGTCAAATGCTCCCGCCACCATCCCGCCCGGTGTGTCCATATCCAGCAGAATGCCGTCCACCATCGGATCGCTGGCAGCCTGTTGCAGACGGGCGATAATGCCGTTGTAACCGGTCATCCCCGAGTACGGCTGCAGCGCCCGCGTCCGGCTGACCAGCGTACCGGACACCGGCAGCACGGCGATGCCGTTCATGACCTGATAGCTGCGGGCCTGTCGTGGTCCGTCATCATCACCGGATAACGCCAGCGCCGCGGGTGCCTCTCCGGCAGTCAGGCTGTCGCCGGATACTGCATCCGTCAGGCGGCTGATCCCAAGCTGGCCTGCAAGCGCACAAAAGAAAACCCGCGCATAGGCGGGTTCAAGCATCAGCGGCTCATTAAAAGCCATGCTGGCAATATGCGGGAGATTACGCAGCTCTGCTGTCACTCTTCTCCTCCTCTGTTGATTGTCGCAGTCCGGATTCAAATGCCGCAGCCGCCCAGGCGGGCGGTTTAAGACCGGCTGCACGGCGCTCCATCGTTTCACGGACCTGCTGGGCAAAAATTTCCTGATAGTCGTCACCGCGTTTTGCGCACTCTTTCTCGTAGGTGCTCAGTCCGGCTTCTATCAGCATCACCGCTTCCTGTACTTCTTTCAGACCATCGATGGCCATACGACCGGAGCCTATCCAGTCACAGTTCCCCCAGGCACTGCGGGCTTCCTGAAAGCTGAAGCGCGCTTTTGAAGGTAACGTCACCACGCGGCGAACGATGGCCTCTTCCAGCCAGCACAGAAACATCTGGCTCGCCTGACGGGATGCGACGAATTTTCGCCGCCCCATAAAGTACGCCCACGACTCGTTCGCGCTGGCCCGTGCCGTGGAGTAGCTCATCTGGGCGTAATTCCGGGAAAGCTGCTCATACGAGACACCCAGCCCGGCAGCGATATACCGCAGCAGTGACTGCTCAAACACAGAGTAGCCGTTATCCGTATCCTGAGCCGTCTGCAGGTTCAGTGAGTCACCCGGCATCAGGTGCGGCACTTTTGCGCCTCCAAGCCGGACCGGCGCTGCGGCGTAATACGCGGCAATTTCACCAATCCAGCCGGTCAGCTTGTCCCGCTGCTCCTGACTGTTCGCGCCCAGAATAAAATCCATCGCTGACTGCGTATCCAGCTCACTCTCAATGGTGGCGGCATACATCGCCTTCACAATGGCACTCTGCAGCTGCGTGTTCTGCAGCGTGTCGAGCATCTTCATCTGCTCCATCACGCTGTAAAACACATTTGCACCGCGGGTCTGCCCGTCCTCCACGGGTTCAAAAACGTGAATGAACGAGGCACGACCGCCGGGTAACTCACGGGGTATCCATGTCCATTTCTGCGGCATCCAGCCAGGATAGCCGTCCTCGCTGACGTAATATCCCAGCGCCGCACCGCTGTCATTAATCTGCACACCGGCACGGCAGTTCCGGCTGTCTCCGGTATTGTTCGGGTTGCTGATGCGCTTCGGGCTGACCATCCGGAACTGTGTCCGGAAAAGCCGCGACGGACTGGTATCCCAGGTGGCCTGAACGAACAGTTCACCGTTAAAGGCGTGCATGGCCACACCTTCCCGAATCATCATGGTAAACGTGCGTTTTCGCTCAACGTCAATGCAGCAGCAGTCATCCTCGGCAAACTCTTTCCATGCCGCTTCAACCTCGCGGGAAAAGGCACGGGCTTCTTCCTCCCCGATGCCCAGATAACGCCAGCTTGGGCGATGACTGAGCCGGAAAAAAGACCCGACGATATGATCCTGATGCAACTGGATGGCGTTGGCGGCATAGCCGTTATTGCGTACCAGATCGTCTGCGCGGGCATTGCCACGGGTAAAGTTGGGCAGCAGGGCTGCATCCACACTTTCACCCGGTGGGTTCCACGCCCGCAACTGCCCACCAAATCCGCTGCCACCGCCGTGATAACCGGCATATTCACGCAGCGATGTCATGCCGTCCGGCCCCAGAAGGGTGGGAATGGTGGACGTTTTCATACATAAAATCCTGCAGGTCCCCTGCGTCGCTGTGTCATGCCGGTCTGCACTTCCAGCTCCGCAATGTATTTTTTCAGGTCAGACACGGAAGTGGCCGTAAACTCCACTCGCCGTCCGTCTTTCTGTACCGTTGCCACCCGTTTACCTGTCATCAGGTCATGCAGTGCCGCACGGGCAGCGGCAAGTTCTTCCTGTCGCGTCATTCATCCTCTCCGGATAAGGCACGGGCGTAATCTGCCAGTGTTTTCTTGTTGGTTGCTGCACCATCCTCTTCCTGCAGGCTCGCCAGCAGTGCACTGAGATCCAGCTGCCAGCGGGAAATACTGATGCGCAGCGCCGCCAGCGCATAAACGAAGCAGTCGAGCGCCTCATTGCGTCGCTTTTTGCTGTCCCACAGTATTTTTTTCCTGCCATCCACCCATTTTTCGACCTGCTCTTCAGCAGTCAGCTGCTGCGCTTCGGTCAGATCAAAAATATCCGGGTTATTCGGGAAGTGAACGGCACCGGGAAGCGGTTCATCCCCTTCCGGCGTCAGTGTGAAGCGGTTATAAATCTGCTCTTTCGCGGTATCCGTACCAATTTCGGTAAGGTAAACCCCGTTTTTGTTTCGCTTACGTGGCATGCTGGCCACAGGCTTTCCGTAGACGGATGCCCCTTTAATGGGGATCACCCGGAACAGCCCATGCTTTTTCGAGCGTTCATACACAATGGTCGGGTCAATCCCGCCAGTATCCCAGCAGATACGGGATATCGACATTTCTGCACCATTCCGGCGGGTATAGGTTTTATTGATGGCCTCATCCACACGCAGCAGCGTCTGTTCATCGTCGTGGCGGCCCATAATAATCTGCCGGTCAATCAGCCAGCTTTCCTCACCCGGCCCCCATCCCCATACGCGCATTTCGTAGCGATCCAGCTGGGAGTCGATACCGGCGGTCAGGTAAGCCACACGGTCAGGAACGGGCGCTGAATAATGCTCTTTCCGCTCTGCCATCACTTCAGCATCCGGACGTTCGCCAATTTTCGCCTCCCACGTCTCACCGAGCGTGGTGTTTACGAAGGTTTTACGTTTTCCCGTATCCCCTTTCGTTTTCATCCAGTCTTTGACAATCTGCACCCAGGTGGTGAACGGGCTGTACGCCGTCCAGATGTGAAAGGTCACGCTGTCCGGCGGCTCAATCTCTTCACCGGATGACGAAAACCAGAGAATGCCATCACGGGTCCAGATCCCGGTCTTTTCGCAGATATAACGGGCATCAGTGAAGTCCAGCTCCTGCTGGCGGATGACGCAGGCATTATGTTCGCAGAGATAAAACACGCTGGAGGGATCATCCGGCGTCCATTTGAGGCCAAACGGCGTCTCTTTATCGCCAAATTTAAGGTACTGCTCCTCCCCACAGTGCGGGCAGGCAACATGAAAACGCATAAAATGCGGGGATTCACTGGCTGCACGCTCAATCTGACAGGTGCCTCTCACTTTGGGCGTGGAGCCACGGATGGACTTTGGCCAGACCGAGCCTTCAATACGCTTGTCACCCAGGAACGTCGGAGAGCCTTCCTGTTCAATATCATCATCAAAAGCAGCAAGTTCATCATAACCCGCCACATCCACCGACTTTTCACGGTAGTTTTTTGCCGCTTTACCGCCCAGGCACCAGAAGCCACGCCCATTAGTGAAACGCTTCATGGTGAGCGTGTTATCCCGGTGCTTTTTGCCATACCACGGGGCCAGCGCCAGCAGCGACGGAATATCACGAATAGTCGGCTCAACGTGGGTTTTCATAAAGTTCTCGGCATCACCATCCGTCGGCAACCAGATAAGGGTGTTGCGCTGCTTATGCTCTATGAAGTAGGCATAAACACCCAACAGCATTTTGGAATAACCGACACGGGCAGACTTCACCACATTCACCTCACGGATGTAGTCGCTGCCCATCGCATTCATGATGGCCCGCTGAAAGGGCAGTGTTTCCCAGCGCCCTTCCTGGTATGCGGATTCTTTCGGGAGATAGTAATTGGCATCCGCCCATTCAACGGCGGTCTGTGGCTCCGGCCTGAACAGTGAGCGAAGCCCGGCGCGGACAAAATGCCGCAGCCTGTTAACCTGACTGTTCGATATATTCACTCAGCAACCCCGGTATCAGTTCATCCAGCGCGGCTGCTTTGTTCATGGCTTTGATGATATCCCGTTTCAGGAAATCAACATGTCGGTTTTCCAGTTCCGGAAAACGCCGCTGCACCGACAGGGGGATCCCGTCGAGAATACTGGCAATTTCACCTGCGATCCGCGACAGCACGAAAGTACAGAATGCGGTTTCCACCACTTCAGCGGAATCTCTGGCATTTTTCAGCTCCTGTGCGTCGGCCTGCGCACGCGTAAGTCGATGGCGTTCGTACTCAATAGTCCCTGGCTGGAGATCTGCCTCGCTGGCCTGCCGCAGTTCTTCAACTTCCCGGCGCAGCTTTTCGTTCTCAATTTCAGCATCCCTTTCGGCATACCATCTTATAACGGCGGCAGAGTCATAAAGCACCTCATTACCCTTGCCACCGCCTCGCAGAACGGGCATTCCCTGTTCCTGCCAGTTCTGAATGGTACGGATACTCGCACCGAAAATGTCAGCCAGCTGCTTTTTGTTGACTTCCATTGTTCATTCCACGGACAAAAACAGAGAAAGGAAACGACAGAGGCCAAAAAGCTCGCTTTCAGCACCTGTCGTTTCCTTTCTTTTCAGAGGGTATTTTAAATAAAAACATTAAGTTATGACGAAGAAGAACGGAAACGCCTTAAACCGGAAATTTTTCATAAATAGCGAAAACCCGCGAGGTCGCCGCCCCGTAACCTGTCGGATCGCCGGAAAGGACCCGCAAAATGATAATAATTATCATCTGCATGTCACAACGTGCATCTACGCCATCAAACCACGTCAAATAATCAATTATGACGCAGGTATCATATTAATTGATCTGCATCAACTTAACGTAAAAACAACTTCAGACAATACAAATCAGCGACACTGAATACGGGACAACCTCATGTCAACGAAGAACAGAACCCGCAGAACAACAACCCGCAACATCCGCTTTCCTAACCCAATGATTGAACAAATTAACATCGCTCTTGATCAAAAAGGGTCTGGGAATTTCTCAGCCTGGGTCATTGAAGCCTGCCGCCGAAGACTGTGCTCAGAAAAAAGAGTTTCGCCTGAAGCAAACAAAGAAAAGAGTGACATTACTGAATTGCTCAGAAAGCAGGTCAGACCAGATTGAAGCAATTTAGATAATCGTGCAGACTAGGTACCCTCATATCACATGGAAGGTACTACAATGGCTCAGGTTGCCATTTTTAAACAAATATTCGATAAAGTGCGAAATAATTTAAACTATCACTGGTTTTATTCTGAACTAAAACGTCACAATGTCTCACATTACATTTACTATTTAGCCACAGAGAATATTCATCTTGTTCTTGAAAACGATAATACGGTTTTAATAAAAGGACAGGGTAAGGTTGTAAATGTAAGATTTTCAAAAAATAAATGCCTTATAGAAGCCACATTAAAAGGATTCAAATCAGGAGAGTTATCATTTTACGAATACAGGAAAAATCTTGCTACAGCAGGGGTTTTCAGATGGATTACAAATATCCACGAAAACAAAAGGTATTACTATACCTTTGATAATTCATTACTCTTTACTGAGAACATTCAGAACACTACACAAATATTTCCGCACTAAATCATAACGTCCGGTTTCTTCCGTGCCAGAACCGGACTCGCTGGCATGATGAAATATGTGTACCCGGTAACCCCGGTGTGCATCGTTTTTGATTATTCCCGCACACTCGCGCAGAAGGAGTTCCCCGTCGGGCTACGGTCTCTGTTAATACGGGAATACGGCGACGATACAGCGCATGATGTGTCAGGCTTGAATACCTTTATCCTTTAAAAGGGATATCAGTTAAGTTATCCCGTGTAGGGTATAAGCCATTATCAAAGCCACTCTGTAGGGAATGGCTTTTGTGATGGCATCACTTACTCTTTACGCTGCTATCCCACTCATCCCGGAATTTTGATGGGTTATTGAAACCTTCTGCTGACATAACAACTCCTTCAATGTTTGGCTGAAATTAGGATGTCTTTCCATCAGTCCGCCACCACAAAGAATCTTTTTTGCCATAAGGCAGGAGGTTCATCTTTCAGTGGCTGCCGGTGTTATTTCCCCACTTACTGGCTTTGGTTGTTTCGTGGTACTGCCGTTAACTGGTGGCGCACAGATTTAGTTAAATCCGTTCTCGCCTGAACTATCTTTTACATACCCGGATTGTGGGGATGTAAATCACGGTTTCATTATCAAGCCCACCAGTAGATGGGCTTTGTAATGAAGAGTTGTTATGAAAATTGCTCTAAACAAGCATTAATAGCCATCAGAAGTAATCGCTACAGATTTCAATCCCTCAATGTCATCCTTGGACAGGGCGAACCATTCACCGTGCTTTCTCTTTGCGGCAAATTTGCGATGAAGCATGTTTTCAGTTTCTCTTCCACCAGGGATCAGGCACTCAAGCTTCAAGCAGTCTGGTCCAGAGTTGCCAAGCGATTTGATGCGTTGTGGAATGTTGGATGAATACCCAATTTTGGTTAGGGAAGGTGCGAATAAGCGGGGAAATTCTTCTCGGCTGACTCAGTCATTTCATTTCTTCATGTTTGAGTCGATTTTTTCTCCCGTAAATGCCTTGAATCAGCCTATTTAGACCGTTTCTTCGCCATTTAAGGCGTTATCCCCAGTTTTTAGTGAGATCTCTCCCACTGACGTATCATTTGGTCCGCCCGAAACAGGTTGGCCAGCGTGAATAACATCGCCAGTTGGTTATCGTTTTTCAGCAACCCCTTGTATCTGGCTTTCACGAAGCCGAACTGTCGCTTGATGATGCGAAATGGGTGCTCCACCTTGGCCCGGATGCTGGCTTTCATGTATTCGATGTTGATGGCCGTTTTGTTCTTGCGTGGATGCTGTTTCAAGGTTCTTACCTTGCCGGGGCGCTCGGCGATCAGCCAGTCCACATCCACCTCGGCCAGCTCCTCGCGCTGTGGCGCCCCTTGGTAGCCGGCATCGGCTGAGACAAATTGCTCCTCTCCATGCAGCAGATTACCCAGCTGATTGAGGTCATGCTCGTTGGCCGCGGTGGTGACTAGGCTGTGGGTCAGGCCACTCTTGGCATCGACACCAATGTGGGCCTTCATGCCAAAGTGCCACTGATTGCCTTTCTTGGTCTGATGCATCTCCGGATCGCGTTGCTGCTCTTTGTTCTTGGTCGAGCTGGGTGCCTCAATGATGGTGGCATCGACCAAGGTGCCTTGAGTCATCATGACGCCTGCTTCGGCCAGCCAGCGATTGATGGTCTTGAACAATTGGCGGGCCAGTTGATGCTGCTCCAGCAGGTGGCGGAAATTCATGATGGTGGTGCGGTCCGGCAAGGCGCTATCCAGGGATAACCGGGCAAACAGACGCATGGAGGCGATTTCGTACAGAGCATCTTCCATCGCGCCATCGCTCAGGTTGTACCAATGCTGCATGCAGTGAATGCGTAGCATGGTTTCCAGCGGATAAGGTCGCCGGCCATTACCAGCCTTGGGGTAAAACGGCTCGATGACTTCCACCATGTTTTGCCATGGCAGAATCTGCTCCATGCGGGACAAGAAAATCTCTTTTCTGGTCTGACGGCGCTTACTGCTGAATTCACTGTCGGCGAAGGTAAGTTGATG